AGAATCGGTTTTGTCGTTTTTAACGAAAATGGAAACGATTGACACAAATGTTCCTGCTCCCAATATTCCTGCAAACCAAGGCTTGTCTAGATACAGTGCATAACCACTTAACCCGACTAACACAACAATAGAAAGAAAAGCAAAGAACATTCCCCACCAATTTACCCGAAAAACACGACGCTCATTTTTATCAACAACACGTAATTTATCTCTTTCCATTTTATGACGATGTTCTTGCTCTTTCTTTGATACATCCATTAAGAATGTAACAATGTTGGGATCAATCGCCTGATAAGCGGTTAGTTCTTCTGCAGAAGGTAAGCAAGTATCATCCACCGTCAATGTTTGTTCATACTGCTTACCTTCACCATTGGGGCTGACGACAGCCGTTTCTTTTCTTTTTAATTCTTGCTTACCCATTATGTAACTGCAATTTGTTGTAAGAGTTTCGAATGTCACGATTTACATTCTCCCTGTCCTTGGCAAGATTACGCTTGTCATCAACGAACGAACCATCATCTTTTGAAAATAACTCTTTTTCAATAGAGCGAATGGCTTCTGATTGACGGCTGTAACTTCCTTTCGAAGCTTCATTGAAAACAGAGGCGCCGTTTTTAACGAACTTGCCGATTTCTTTGAATATACACATAATACCTCCGTTTTTATTAAATTTTACGTTGCAAATCTACACAAATAAATTAGAAATGTGCAAGAATGCGTTACTAAAGTAATATAAAATCTATACTTTTTGCAGCAATTCTTATTTCTGGCATATTCAGGTAGACTTTCAATAGTATAACAAATAAACCAAAAAGTAAGTTGCGTGAATAGCTTCATATCTATACAAAACAAAACCGCCCCACCATCACAGGCAGAGCGGCCACTACACTATTAACATTAAATCTATAAAACAAAAAGAAACTACCAAATCCTATAGAACCCACCTATCCCGACATACGGCGACAGTCCATTTCTCCCGATACCATACCCGGCTGTAATACCGATACCAAACCTACGATCTACAACCTTTGTAATCTGTTCCGTTTTTCGATAGATCTCGATGTAATCAAGATTGGGTTTGTAACCGGATATGGACAACCGGTAATCTTCTGTCCGGTATTCCTTCTGTGTTATGGGAACGGGGATATACACAGGTTCTCGTATCGTATCGCCACCAAGTGTGATGTAGACGGGAAACAGTTCCGGTACCGTCTGGATTACTGTTTCATAAACCGGATAAGGGATACTATCTCTTATCGTGTCGACACGGATGAATGTATCGGTTTTGCATATAAAACCAACCTCTGCTTTCTTCGTGTGACGACCAGTCAGGAAGCATAGAAAACAGAGGATCAGAATCAATATGATATGCCAGGGTTTCATAGCAGGCTCCATCCTGTTATAACGTCAGACATATCAGCTTCTACCCCATTCTCAACCTTACTCATTCCGGCTACAATACGAATCATCGGATCACGGTCATACGGGTTGATCGGATCATCGGCCGGTATCCCGGCGTAACCGGATACCGCCTTGATGTAGGCTTCCGTATGGTTGTTGTCCCCCGGCGGTGCCCAACGCCCGACCATCTTTCGGATGGTATCCAGCTTGTATATGCACAAGTAGTTCCGAAGTATCTTGAAGATAGCCCGATACCCATACGCCATTGTTTCAAATTGTTTGAATGACTTGTCACGGCTCGGTCTTACTTCGCCTTGAAACAAATCGTCGTTTATTCGGATATTTCCGGGGTTGTTGTTGCGCAACCCACGTGGTGTTATCTTTTTTCTCATACCTTTTACATCCTTTCTCATTAATAACCATTCTGCGGTTCACGCTCGCCGCATTTTTTTCTTTCACATCTTTTCAAGGCAAGCTCAAGCTTTAGATCCGAATAGTTCTCTTTCAAAGTAAAAAGCTCGTCCTGTACCTGTCGAAGCCTTCCGGTTTGTTCTACAAAGCGTTCTTCTTTTTCTGATAGCTGTTTTTGCAGGAACTCGTTATACTCACGTAAAGCCTTGAACTCTTCTGCATCGGCATGGGCATCCTTAATACGTGCGTCCGTTTTCCGGTTCGTATAGAAGCTAATCCCCCATTTTATCGCCTCGAATCCTCCCAATGTTCCGATGATTGTCAGGATGTCAGTTAATTCTATATTCACTTTACACCTCCTTCTGTTTTATTTGATCATCTTTGTTACGAGTTTTTTTCATTGCCATAAGACAGTGTTTGTTATTTCTCCGCCTCCGGTCTGTGATAGATGGGAGACGGATTTTTATATTATTCGCCCGGTTGCTCCTCTTTTAGCGGTTCATCCAAAATTTTGACATACGTCGGCATCGTGAACTCAGAGAACATGCCGTTGCGATCTATGAAGTCAACACGTTGTTTGAGGTATTGAAGTTCTTCGTCTGTCAAAACGATATCCGTTGTTTCCATTATGGCGGCAGCATCGGTAAATCCGATATTGATTTGACCACTCCCCATATCCTTGATAACGATACGCTTCTGATCAACCTCCGAGATCGCTATCTTACTGTCTATCGATACTTTCAGTTCCATGTTTTTTCTCGTGTCAAACTGTGGCAACACGGTGTTGAGTATTAATACTCGATCTTTTAATGTTAGTTCCATACTATTATTTTAATGATGTTATTGTCAAAAGTTCTTGTTAAACAAGTACCATGTTTGATTAATATATGCGAATGTAGCGCAATCGCCTTTACGCATATCAAGAGTTATCGAGTCTCCGTTTTCATTTACTAACGGAGTATTTGTGTCTTCGGGTCGTACACATATCGCATCAGTTGCGTGTCTCGAAACTATTACATGTATGAATATGACAGAATTATAACCGATTTCACTCCAGGAATCTCCATAATCGTTGTAAACAGTTCCCATTTTACTTGAGACAGTATTTCGAGAAGGTAGATAAACGTTAATATATGACGTTGGTTGAAAGAGATAGGTATCCATATAACCTATATCGTTTATAATCGCATTAGTCTTTGCCCCCGGTCTGACATATCTTGCGGTCGATATCGCACCATTCAGTCTTAACCCCCCATTGCAGAATAATGCGTAGTTGCGATAGCCACCATTAACATTTATCACAGCCCCATAATTTATATCGTTGTGATTAGTTGTATACTCAAGGCGCATCAAAGCACTTGTTCCCCCAAGCGTAGACGGCAAGGTATTTAGACCAAGGCCGGCCCATTTACCGGAAGATGAAAATCCCAAAAACGCATTACTTCCTGATGAATAAAGGAAAAATTTAGAAGACGATTCACCGGAATAGCGGTTATCCGAGAATAGTCCTCCAGACTCCATCCTAAGTCCTCCGATGTAGGCATCCCCATTTTGATAAACTTTAAACGGGGCATTTGCAGGTGTTGCATTTCCAGCCCAGATTCGAACAGAGTTTCCGGCTGTTCCACCTCCGGAGAGTCCGGCAAGTTTTTCTCCATTTGAATTTGCAATATAGATACTTCCTCTACTTTCCACATTTCCGTTGCTTTCTACCCGGAATGTCGGATCAGTGGGTGGTTGTCCTTTCGCCCCGGCTGTTCCTCCCGACCAAATACGGATGGAACCGGAAGCAGCCATTCCACCTGTGCTTCCGAAAGCGATCGCACCGGTAGTTATGAGTCCGCCGTTGATCTCCGTTATCGTATTGTCATACTTTGAGGCAAGCACCCATTTAGAACCGCTATATCTATGGATTTTCTCCCCATCCACCCATAAGTCATTTGTCCGCATCCCCGATGCTGGAGCCGTCGTTTGATAAAATACCCTTGCCTTGTTATTTGCAGTCAATTGGGCGTTGTTAGCTGCATTTGACGCATTCTCTGCATCCGTCAGGGCATCATTTACCCCATCATACAACGGTTGAAGGTTAGGACGGTCGGAAATGTTATTATAACCGGATGTTCCGGATTTGAATATCACAGGTCCGGTTATAGTCCCATTCACCAGATCAATCACCAATCGGGCTAACTTGTCCTTTATCAATCCTGTCGTGATCGTCTGGCCGGCAATCTCAGTGTATCCATAATTCGGAAGCCAAGAGCGTACGCCTTCCTCCGGAGTATTAAGCACGCCCACCCAGAAATGATAGTATCCTGTTTCATCCTCTAACTTTATCTGCCGTTCACTGACATATATTGAGCCATTTCCCCCTTCTTTCGGACATTTGGCATAGACGTAATAGGCAAGCGAATTATTTAGCCGGAAAGAAGCCGATGGAATAACCCATTCGCGGATTTCCTCGCTAACAGTAAAGTGCACCAACTTTCCTGCCGTATTCTTGAAATAGTTGGCATCATTGTCCGCATTCGGGATAAACTTCACCCCTATAAGTTCCATCTGCTGAGAATTGGTACCGACGATAAGTTGCGCCGTATGCACGGCCAACGGTTTGATAAGTTCAGTGAAATAATCCCCTTCCGGGTCAAACATCATGCCCAAAGTTTCCATCACGTCTCGCCATGAACGTTTCGTATGTTCCCGAACCGGCTTAACTGCATCCTCAATCTCTTCCGGCACTTTATTCACATCATCCACCAGATCCTTAAAACCATTCGATTCAAGGAAATCGGACAAGGTAAGTTCATACCGGTATGAAGGTGTACCGTCTTTCTCGATATACCTTTTTATTTTGGTAACACGAATCTCTCGATCGATATCCAACTGTTCGGAATATACGCCAACCATCTGGCCACAGGCGATAAAGATGTTTTGCAAACGAAAAACAATTTCATCACATTTTCCTCGTAACTGGATGCGTTTCTCGCACTTGCCATCCAACCATGCTTGCGCCTCTTTCTGTAGCTGTAATGAAGCGTTATCCCTGTAGCTTTGCGGCATTTTCAGGCCGGTAAGGATAAACTTGTCACCGACAGAAAAATTAATGTCACCAGGAACTTTCAAGGCGTTTTCCTGGTCATTCTGCTTTAGTTTGAACTGTTTCAAGTCATTGTCCCAACTGTCTTCAACGATTGCAAGGTCATAGCCAGCCAAGCCGCCATCCTGGAATGTAACGATCACTTCCACCCCGTCCAACAGGCAATCGGTAAGATTGAAATCCATACCGGCAGCTCTCAGAGTGTAATCGTCGATCTTTTCTGTTACGGCAAACTCTCCTTTCGGAAAGATATGGTCGAATTGCATGGACTTTTCTATCCGGCCGTACTTCTCTACATTCTTTTCGATAGAGAGCCGGCCATCAGGCAGAAGAAGATAATCAGCACCATAATCGGGACCGAGATTCTTGTCTGAACCGTATGGATAAAAAACCGTCACAGGTGGCGTATCATCAACAGCGGACACTTCCAGTTCAGTAAAACCCATTCCTTCGCCCTGTGCCAAGACAAGGCCGTTGCTTGAATACTCCCTCCTGCCGATATTTATTGTCTGACCGGATATCCAGTATTCCGTATTCAATTCTTTAATGAGTTCGTCAAGTACCGTCCCGACTTTCTTATCTTTGAAAGAAAGGGTAATCATCCGGGATTCGATACAGGATCCGGCCACCCAACCAGATCCTGTACGGTTCATGTTTTTGACAAATAGGGTTAGCCAGTCACGGGCGGTACCGGTGTAATAGTCGAAGTTCTTTTTCCGCTCCGGTGTACCATGAAGGAAAAACTCTGCATCCAAAAGGTCATACCGACTTGAATAGAACTGAACGGTATATTCCCAACCAAGAGATGTCTCCCTTTTCGTCACCTTCTCGTTATGCCGGACCTTGTATTTTGTCCCTTCAAAGTCTATATAGTCATTGATCTGAAGCTCTACCACATTACGGGAAAGAAAATTCAGGATAAGAGTGTCCTCTCCCATGATCTCTTCGACCGTATAACTGTTATCTTTCAGATAGACATCACAGACTACCGTATTTCCGCGCTTTATTTCCATACTGCTAAATAACCTACTTATTTTTAGGCAATAAAAAACACGGCAACCGGATATATGACATTTTACCGGTTGTCGTGTTTTAATATATAAGGCAGATGTTCTGTTTATGGTAGATTTCTAAAGCGCAAGTCCACACACGCCAAAAGTCGTAGACAACGCTGCAATCTCACACCAGAACATCGGCTTCGTTGATACAAAGTCCTGCCATATATTACCACTCAACCGTTTACCCATGCCTATTACCGTGTAAACGATAAAAGCCAGCCACACCGGAATAAGAACCCACCAGAAAGACGTGCAGCCAACCCATAGCTGAGAAGAAAGCAACGTCAATGCCGCCGATCCACAATGAATGCGGTTTATCCAAGCGTCTTTGAAATCAGGAGCCAAACCAACACCAATCAAACCGATACAAGCTGCGATCGCCAGCAACCGCATGGTGAAGGTTGTACTCATTTCCCAAATGACCGGGAATAGGAACATAGCCGTCAGTACCATGCTTGCTCCAAAGATCAATTTATGATCAAGAGTATAATACGTCGCACTGATAGAGTAAGGTACACCTTTCGCCTTTATACAAACTGCTGCCGTATAAGCTGCGATAACCAAAAAAGAAATAACTACTAATACCATAATTTTCAAACTTTATTGTTTAACTTCGTCACGGAGATCGTTGGTCCCCCTTATTTTCTTTTTTACAGCCTCCAATCTGTGATAGCCTGGAGGCTGTTTTTATTATTCTTTCGCCACCGAACATTCCATATCTTCATTTGTTTTTAAAGAAAATACCCAACCTGGGGATGGCAATTATCAATAATTTTTTCTGAATATACATTTGCTGTCTTTCTGCTGTGACAGCCCAAAGACAGTGTCACTAATTTATTAATACGGCCTTGCAGGCGGAGTGAAGTTTGATGTCCAACGGGCAATATTACTGATGCGAAACTCGTCAATCATACCGTTCAGAGACAATCCATAATCCCGATATTTTCCGATCATTAAAGAACTATAATACCCTGAAACCATCATCGATGTGAAACCAGACGCATACACTCCATTTACATACACTTTCCAATATCGAGATTGTGACCTGACGATTGCAAGATGAACCCACTGATCCCGTGGCATCGTAAAATAGCATATTGCATCCCCTCGGGTTCCACCATACTGCAATCCAAAGAAAATGCGTCCGTCAGGTTCCTCCATTATATCAAAGCTGTAACTTCCGCCACCATCGCCTTTTGACATTATACCGTTTCTCACACCACTTTTCAATTTAATCCAAAAGTCGACGGTATAGTCTGGATATAGGGATTCGTTTATAGCATTCGTTCCACTCACCTTTACATACCCGTTTCCTGAAAACGAAATGCAATTCTTGAATTTTCCTACTACATAGGACATATTACTACCAACATAAGGCTTGCCTGAGACTTCATCTTTCAATGATCCATCAAAATGTAGCAACAGCAAAGTATTCTTGTCTACTTTCTTCCGTCCCATCATCGATCTTATCATACCAACCTCCTTTCCGCCGAAAGTCGGTCAGATACTTGAGTTAAGAGGTGTTTACCC